TTTCCGAGTTCGTCATGTCCGAAATCGACCTATTGAAGCGATCCAGCTTCCGCTGGTGCGACCTGTTTGGGGATGACGCGGCCCTGATCGCTAACGGATTTGTCGCCTGGGGCGGTGTATTTTTCCTGAATGGCCGCTGGTACGGGATCGGCGGGCGGCAAAAGGAACGCCCCAAATTGCTGGCTGTGGGCGAACGCACGGTTTGCCTTGCCGCCGCCGATGACTGGCTGAACACCTGCGAGTCCGACGAGAGTGCCCACAAGACGCGGCGCTGGCTGAACCAGCCGCCGACGCAGAAGCAACTGCAATATCTGCCCGCAGAATACCGGCAAGATTTTGGGCTGACCCGCTATCAGGCCTCGGCGCTGCTGTCCTTCCGCTTCAACCGTAATGCCATCCGCGCGCTGGTGTTCGGGGCGGATAACGGTGGTCGCACCGTTCGAAACGGCGATGCGATCGGGAGGGCGGCATGAGACATGACCAACTTCCCAACAATAACAGCACGGCAACGTTTATGGCATCCGCGTGGCTCGCTCTGTGCGGTCTGCCGGCAACCCACCCGTGGTTTTGGCTGGCGCGAACCGGTGCGCTCGAGTCGTCCGCGCCCATCCTGCTGGTTCTGCTCGATGGCCTGTCAGGGCTTTTGGGCGGCTCGGGCACGGGAGTCTGTGGCCATGGTTGATCTCACCGAAGAAGAACGGGCTGCCGTCACCGCCACCATGCAACGCATGGCCCTGCTGATGGAGGAAATTGGCTGGCAGACGGAGCTGGCTGATCTCACCGAACCACAGGTCCGTGCCCTGATCGAGGAAGCCGTCGAGGGCTTTCGCGAGGCCATGGCCGATATCGCCAAATCGCAAGTATCGGAGATACCGTTTTGACACTGGACTACAACCCGCGCCCCTCCATGGGTGAACGCATCAATGATCTCGTCGATGCGGCGCTGATTGCCGAGCGGGACAACGAGACGCCGCGCGACTATCTCGGGGCCTCCCGTCTCGGCGTGCCCTGCGAACGGGCGCTGCAATTCGAGTTTGCACAGGCCCCCAAGGATGACGGGGGTGATTTCAGCGGTCAGGTTCTGCGGATATTCGAGATCGGCCACCGGCTCGAGGATCTGGCAATTCGCTGGCTGCGGGCCGCCGGAATCGATCTGGTGACCCAGAAACCTGATGACGGTTCGCAGCGGTCGCACCGCCAGTTTGGCTTCTCGGTCGCGGGCGGGCGCATTCGCGGCCATGTGGACGGCATCATTATGGGGGCTCCCGCCGCGCTTGGGTTGCGCGCACCTGCACTCTGGGAATGCAAGACCATGAACGCCAAAAACTGGCGCGCCTGCGTCAAGGACGGGGTTGCGGTTTCCAAGCCGGTCTACGCGGCGCAGATCGCCATCTATCAGGCCTATATGGAACCGGTGGTGCCGGGGATTTCGGCCGCACCGGCGCTGTTCACCGCCATCAACAAGGACACGGCCGAGCTTTACCACGAACTGGTGCCGCTCAACGCCGCCCTTGCACAGCGCATGTCGGACCGTGCCGTGCGCATCCTGCAGGCGACGGACGCGGGCGACCTGCTGCCCCGCATCGCCCAATCCCGCGATTTCTATGAATGCCGGTTTTGCGCCTACGCGGACCGTTGCTGGGAGCAGAATAAATGACAGATAGAATTGATGATGACACACCCGCCGATGAAAACACCGACGCAACGAGAGACCGTCAGGAGAATGGCACAGAGCTTTCAGAGGCTGCCGATGCCGAAATTCTCCATTTCAACCCGTGGCGGGATTTCAATGATGCGGATCCCCAGGTTGATGTGTTTGGTGATGAACCCGACCCCGAGCAAATCGCGGCCTTTATGGATGTGGTGTTCGGTTATTGCGAAGGCCTGATTCCGGTCCGCAGTTTTATCGACAAGGGGCAAGGCATTGACGGGCGGCCGCATAATATCTGGCTGGAAGCCAATGGGGATACGCCGGACAAGATGACCACCTTTGCCAACTGGGCCTCGCGCGAAGGGGCGGCGGTTTACGTAATCCCCGGCACGGTGGCCGAGGCCGGACAGGCAAAAGCGGCGGATGTTTTGCAAATGCAGGCGCTGGTTGTTGATCTCGATACCGGTGATATTGCCGCCAAACGCGCGCATCTAGAGGCGCATCTGGGCGCGCCCACAATGGTGGTGCAAAGCGGTGGCATCACGCCTGAGGGGCAGCAGAAATGCCATATCTGGTGGAAGTTGACCGAACCGGTCGAGGGCAGCGATGTGGCGCGGGTCTGCCGTCTGCGCGGCGATATTGCCGCCAAGGTCGGGGGTGATATGCATTTCCGCTCGGCGCATCAGCCGATCCGGGTGGCAGGTAGCGTTTATTACAAGAACAGCCTCAAGACGCTGGTGCGCATTCTTGCAATCAACCCCGCCATGGAACGCGATCTCGATGAATTCACCGAGGCGGTGCAGGACATGCCGCCCGCGCCGGGGATTTCGCTCGAGCCGGATTTTGTGCGCGAGGACAAGGCCAAAGCCGCTGACGTGCTGACAACACCGGTTCGTGAAGGTGCGCAGGACGACTGGTCTCGTTTTGAGGGCGCTTCGGCTGCGATCGGGCATTTCGTGCGCATGGTGCACGAGGGCCGCATGTCAAAGGACGCGGGCTGGGAGGGCATCTGCGGCTACAACGCCGCTATGCTGCGCCCGAGCTGGCCGGTGGGGCGGCTGCAGCGCGAGGCTGAACGCATCTGGGCCCTGCATGTGGAAAAGTATGGCCCGCCGCTGTTGCGGCTTGATACCGGCGCACCGGTGCCCACCACCATGCCGGCGTTCAGGCTGGGCGAATTGCTGGACGACACCGCGCCAATGCCCGAGGACATCATCGCGCCCCGCGTTTTGACCCCCGGCGGGCTATTGGTGGTCGGTGGCGCGCCGAAGGTTGGCAAGAGCGATTTCCTGATCTCCTGGCTGGTGCACATGGCTGCCGGTGTGCCGTTCCTCGGCTTTACCCCGCCGCGGCCTCTGCGGGTGTTCTATCTGCAGGCCGAGATCCAGTATCACTACCTGCGCGAACGGTTGAAGCAGATCGCCCTGCCGCCCGAGGTGATCAATGCCGCACGCGATACCTTCGTGGCCACGCCCAAGCTGAAACTGCTGCTGGACGAGCAAGGCAGCGCCATGGCTGCCGCAGCGGTCAAAGAGGCGTTTCCGAACGCTCCCGTTGATATCCTCTGCGTCGACCCGATCCGTAACGTCTTTGACGGCGGCCCCGACGGTGGCGGTGAAAACGACAACGGCGCGATGATGTTCTTCCTGCGTGACCGCATCGAGGTTCTGCGCGAGGCGGTGAACCCCGATTGCGGCGTAATTCTCGTCCATCACACCAAGAAGCTCGGCAAGCATCAGGTGAAAGAAGACCCGTTTCTGGCGCTGTCCGGGGCCAGTTCCCTGCGCGGGTTTTACACCTCCGGCATCATCATGCACCGCCCCGACGAGGAAGCCAGCGAGCGCAAATTGGAAATCGAGCTGCGCAACGGTCCCGCGCTGCCCTCCAAGCTGATCGACAAGGTCAGGGGCCAATGGGTCGAACTGAACCCGATGAACGAGCGTCTCGTGCGCAAGGACGTAGGCGCAAAACATGACGCCGAGCGGGTGCGCAAGGGGGATGTGATCGTCCAGATGATTGCCGAGCAGGCGGCGCGCGGAAAGATGTTCACGCCGACCCAGTTTGCCGCGAAGTTCGAGAATAAGGGTAGCCTCGGCGGGCAAACCAGCATTCGGGAACGGCTGCGGGTTCTGGCGACCAAGGGACAGGTGAAGTTCCTGCGCGGCAAGAAAGCCACCGAAATCGGGCTCAAGAAAAACCAGTCCAAATTCGGCTACCTCTGCGTCAGGGACATGCTGCTGAACACGGGTCAGGACGTGGTTGACCCCGAGACCGGCGAAGTGTCCCCCGGCTTCATCAGGGTGCTGCCAAGCGATTTCATGTGCGAGGAAACCGGCTCCCTGACCCCTGTCGAGGACCCTGAAACATGGGTCGAGCACGGGGAGGTTACCCCATGAAAACCACCCCCGGATTCCCCCGTTTTCAAAACACGGATTGTTCGTGTTTTGGCCAAAACACAGGTTGTGTTTTGAACATCCGTGTTTTGTGTTTTGAAATTCCGCCTTTGAGATCAATGACTTGCGTCAAAACACAAAACACAAATCGCACTACGGTAAAAACCAATCCGTGTTTTGAAATTCGACCTTTAGTTTCAATGGGTTACGTCAAAACACAAAACACGGATTTCCTTACCCTAAGGGGTAGGTGTCCTCCCCGCCCAAGGCGGGAGAGACACCACCTACCCCGGGGCAGGCTTGTCAGCCCAACCTTTCACCCCGAGCAGTTCAAACGACAGGAGATCACCTCATGAACACCATCGATCCAAACCTTTGCAAGCCCGGGCCTGCATTGGCCACACCAACCCAAACCCTCGGAGCCATCCTTGCCCTCGACCTTGGCACCACCACGGGCTGGGCCATGCGCGGGCACGACGGCTTGATCACCAGCGGCACGGCCAGCTTTCGCCCGAGGCGTTTCGATGGTGGGGGCATGCGTTACCTGAGATTCGTCAATTGGCTGACCGAGTTGGACCAACTCGCCGGGCCGATCGCAACCATCTGGTTCGAAGAGGTCCGCCGCCACGCGGGCACCGACGCCGCGCATGTCTATGGCGGGCTGATGGCCACGCTGACCGCCTGGGCCGAAATGCGGGGCGTGCCCTATCAGGGGGTGCCGGTTGGCACGATCAAGAAACACGCCACCGGCAAGGGCAATGCCAGTAAAGCCATGATGATCGAAGCCGCACAGGCTCGGGGCCACCGCCCGGTGGATGACAACGAGGCCGACGCCATTGCCATCCTGCACTGGGCGCTGGAAACGAAGGGAGGCATGGCATGAACGGGATGAGGTTTACCCCGAGGGGCTATGGTGGCACCCGTCGTTCCCCTGATCAGGTCAAGCGCGATGGCTGGAAGAAACAGGGGCTGTTGGCGGTGGCAATCGATGATGACCGGCTGACATGGCCGGAACGGGAATTGGTGCGCCAACTGGGCGAAAAACTCTATGGCAAACGCCCGCAGGACGGGGAGGCGACGCGATGAATGACTGGACCATGACAAGGGTGCAGGACCGGCTGGAGCTGGCCGCCGGAGTGTTCCGGCAGATGCCGGACGTGAAACCGCAGGGGTATTTCAACGCCTGGCCCGACTACCTCCACAGCTTCGCCGATCAGGTCGGGCAGGAACCGAAAATGCGCAAACCCCGCCCAAGCCCGCACATGATCTCGCAAGCTGACGAGGCCATGCTATGGCTGCGCTGGCTGGAGGCCGAGGACGCCAAACTGCTCTGGCTCCGCGCCAATGGCAAGCCATGGAAACCGATCTGCTGGCAGTTTGGACTGTCGCGCACCGCCGCAACCCGCCGGTGGCACTACGGGCTTGCCGTGATCGTGTGGCGGCTGAACGGACGTGTGCCGCCCTTGCGGCGGTCCATGGATTTTGTGATCAAACGGGCCAGAACCGGCCCGAGGGTGCGGTGATCGCGCGAGTGGTTGAATTATCAGGTTATAACACCTATTATAACCCCGCATCAAAGGAGAGCACCATGTCCAGCCTGAAACTCACCGGTATCGGAAATTCCGTCGGGGTTGTTTTGCCCAAAGACCTGCTGGCCCGTTTGCGGGTGAAGCGCGGCGATCGCCTCTATGCCATCGAGACCCCGAACGGGATCGAGCTGACCCCCTATGACCCCGCCTTCGCGGCCCAGATGGATGCGGCCGAGGAGATCATGCGCGAGGACCGCGACGTTCTGAAGAAGCTGGCCAAATGACGCCCGAACCTGTCTGGGTGCGCGCCGATGTTGTCGAGGCGATCCACCGGCGGCAACTCGCGGAACATGGTGGCGCGGAAGGCGTGCGGGACGCGGGCGCGCTGGCCTCGGCCCTTGACCGGCCCCGCAACCGCCTGACCTATGGCAACCCGCCGCCCGACCTTGCCGAACTGGCAGCGACCTATGGTTTTGGCATTGCGCGCAACCATCCGTTTGCCGATGGCAACAAGCGCACGGCCCTGATCGTGATGCGGCTGTTTTTGAAACTGAACGGCGCGGAACTGGCGGCAACGGCGGGCGAGAAATATGACCTGGTCATGTCTCTGGCGGCAGGTGAACTGGCGGAAACAGCGCTTGCCGAATGGGTGCGCGCACATCTCGCGGGATGATTTGCACGCGATGCCTGTCAATAAAAATCGTGTTTGCGGTACAATTTTCGGGTGTACACCGAAACGCGTGACACATTCGGCTTCGGGGGCTATAAATTTGGCATAGTCGCAAGAGGCGTGGGCGAAAAAGCCTGTCGTGGAAACGCAAACGCGCATAGCTAACCCCAACGATTTGTACGGGTCCCTTCCTGTGCAAAACGTATACGGGGGGGCTAGGCGCGCAAGTTTCCCAGTGACGTTTGAAAAAACACCCGTTTCGTTTCGTTTTTACCATAACCCCAATGAAACAAGGGCCTGACGGCCCAAAAATCCCGCCTGAAACGAAACGGCCTCCCGGGGACATTTCGTTTCGCACACTGATGCGTTTCGTTTCGGCCCACCAACC